GGTCAAGTAACAACAAATCCAGATGGAACAGGAATAATTGATTGTACAGATTTAGTTTCATTACCACAACCAATTTTAGCATGGGAAAATGGTCAATTTACACCATCAACCATACAAACTATAAATTTATTTGAAAATATGACAATTACTACAGATTTAAATAATAGTGTATTAAATGCTTCATCATTAACTTTTAATAATGTCAATGTTAAAATGAATCAAGTTCAACCAACTTTAATTTATTCATCTGCTGTTATTTATGCTGATGGACAACCACCTGCTACAAGTTTATTAATTAGGAATACTTATGGGTATTCGGGATGGTATTTTAAAAATATAATTTTAGGAAATAAAATTAATTGGTATTTTCCACCAAATAAATTAAATAATACTCTTGTAAGTGATTTAAAAGGAATTTCTATAAGTTTTTTTAATGGTGTTACTACTTCAAATGATAATACATTATTTTTAACAATTTTAACAGTTCCCACAGGTATTAATGATTTTGCCCCCGGGTTCTTTCATAGTTCTAATACTTATGTTTTTAATCAATCTATTCAACCTACAGCAAATACAAATTATCAAGGAGTATGTGTTATTGATAAATCATTAGTACCATTTAATTATGAAACTCAAATACAATATGAACAATCAACAGTAAATAATCCACGTGGAACATATGCTCAAACAGATAAAATTTTAGCAGTTGTTATTGGTTCTAATAGTTCATCCCCTGTGAATAGTGTTGAATTTGTAGTTAATAAATTAAATTTACATTATGCAGATTTTACACAATCATATTTATTGGTTTCACCCTAAATAAAAATTATTTAATATTTTGTAAAAAATTAAAAAAATATATAATATATATTTATATATATATCATATAATGGCTACTGCAAGAACTCAAGACGTTGTTTTTAATTCCTATATTGGATATGATTATTCCTTAAGTTTAGATTCAAAAATAGGATGTAATTTATCTAATACTCCGATTTTAAATACTTATCCAACTGGACCAACTTCTTCAAAAGGAACTTATATTTTTGATTCAAATGGTTCAACGAAAATATTAACTGCTGGTGGTACTAATGATAAAGCAGGAATAACTTTTGATATTTGTTCTAGTACAACTGCTCCTTATAGTGTTTTAACTTCTAATAAAAATGGTACAACTGTAATGAAACAATTGGTGACATATGATGGTGTGAATAATTCATCATTATCAGTTGATGGAATATTTTTTGGTGGATTAAATTATAAAGCAAAAATTGATGGTCATTCACAAAATATTCAAGATATAAATAATGTAACTATACCAGAAATTAATGATAGATTAACTGCTGAAGAAGTTAAAAGCTCACAATTAGATAGTAGATTATCTACAAATGAAGATTTAACATCATTACATACTTCACAAATTGCAAATCTTGCAGCTGTTGATGTGACAGAATTAGCCAAAATATCAGATCTAGAAACAGTTGATATAACATTAAAAAATAGATTAAATATAATTGAAGCTAAACAACCTAATATTATTAGTATTCCTATATACCACGTTAAAAGTGTTTATGCAGATAGTACAGGTAGGGCTGATTATATACCTGCTTCAGTTTCAGATATAACAAGTTATTCAGGATTATATTATAAAAATCAATTAAATCAAAAAATAAATTGGTATATTCCCAGTGGTAATTTACGAGTTGGAGATATAAAAGCTTTAATGTTAAATTTTTATAATGTTTCTGCTATAACTGGTTTAGGATGTCCATTTTATAATGTATATACTAAAATGAATTCAGTAACTCCTAATTTTGGCAGTTGGTATAAATCAAGAAAAACTTTTTCAATAAATTATACTGATACTACTATTATAAACACATCTTATTCTTTACTAACTAATTTAAAAAATATTTCTTATGATCCTTTAGCATATGGACATACTAAAATTAATAGTTCAACAATTCCAGCTAATGATAAAGGTTTATTTGATGATTCAGAGGATATATTGATTTTTAGTATTGGTACTTCATCAAATTCTGCAGCAGGTTTATTTGAGTTTATAGCATCTAAATTTACAATATATACTGATACAGCAAGTACAGAATTTATTTTTCAACAATTATAAAAAATAATTTTATTATATAATTATATATGAGTACAAGTTCTAATAATTGGAATGATAAAATTGAAAAATTATTAAATGAAATTAGAATAAATTCTAATACATTATCAGAACATCATAAAAAATTATATTTTAGTATAAAAAATATTGTTGTTTATTTTAAATTACCAATAATAATATTATCAAGTTTAAATGCTATTATTGCGGTTTCTTTAACAAATTATTTAAATCAAGAAATTATATCTGGTACTAATTGCTTTATCAGTTTTATAATTGGTGTTTTAACTTCAATTAGTTTATATTTAAAAATTGAAGATAAATTAGAAAATGAAAATGATATGTCCAAAGAATATCATAAATTAGGTATTGATATTTATAGAACATTATCTTTAAGAAACGATGATCGCGGGATAGATGGTGACCAATACCTAAATAATATTTATAATCAATATATAAAATTATATGAGAGAAGTAATTTAAATGATATTGAATTAACAGATAAATTAAAAAGTGATTTATTATTTTCAATAAATAATTTTGGTACTGATTCAGATGAATTATTAAAAGATCCATAAAATAAAATATATTATTATTATATATAGCATGAAAAATTGGTATAATGAAGTAAGCACAAAAAAACAGAAATTAGATAAAAATTTTAAAAAACATCATATATTACCAAAAAGTATGATATTGTCTTTAGGTGGTACAGGTACAGGAAAAACTAATGCATTAATGGATTTATTAGATAAAAAAAATGATGTTTGGCATAATATAATAATTTTTAATCCAAATAATACAGATGAACCATTATATAATCATTTAAAATCAAAAATTCCAGAATTAGAAATGATAAATGATATTAAAGATTTACCACCATTAAATGATTGGGATGAAGAAGATAATGAAAAAGAAAAATTAATAGTTTTTGATGATTTTATAAATTTGGATAATAAAGCTAAAAAAAAAATACAAGATTATTTAATATCTGGTAGAAAAAAAGGTTTTACTTGTTATTTAATGTCACAATCTTATAAAGATGTACCTAAAATTATAACACGAAATATACATTATTTTATAATATTTAAATTAAATGATAATGTAAGTATTGATAATATTATAAGAAATCATAATATTGACAATTTAGATAAAGATGAAATAAAAGAATTTTATAAAGAATGTACAAATGAACCAATGAATTTTATGATGATTGATTTAAAAGGTGAAGGTGTTAAAAGATTGAGAAAAAATTGGTTAGAATTTAAAGGAGGTAAAGCAAAAACTGGAAATTATGGATTTGTAAAAAAAATGATGTATACTCCAGAATTTGATTTAAATAAAATTAAAAAACCATCTATTCATTTATTAGATTATTCAAAAAGATTTTAATTCATTTTTAATAATTTTTCTAATATATAATCATTTTTTTTTGTATTATTAGTAAATAAATCATTAAAATATTTTAATGCTTTATTTTTATTATCCATATAATAAGATAACTTTATAAAAGCAATGCAAAAATAACCACAGGCGGAACTGTCAATATCTTGAATAGGTTTGTCATTCCATTTTATAAATTGAATTTTATCATCTAATTCTTCAGGTGGTGGGTATCCATAAGGATCCATATATAAAATATAATTAGGACTAAAAACATAAAAACAAGTCCAATGAGTTCCTCCACCATCTTTTGAATGTTGTAAATTTATAATATAATAATGGTTATTTTTTAATTTTGGTAATTTATCCTTTGAAAAACAACCTACAAACCTTTTATAATTTTTTAAATAATTTTGTATTTCAAAATTTGATAATTCATTATTTAGATTAGGATTCATATATATTATATATATTATAAATTAATTTAAAATTTTAATATCCTGCAGCAATTAGTGCACCTCCTTTTTTTCTTCCTCTTCTTCTTACCCCATATCCATGACGTTCTGCTAATTTATTAGATTCCTCAAGTGCTAAATTTCCTAATGCTCCTAAAACACCATCTTGTGGTAATTTGGATCTTATAAAATCAGTAGCCATTGGTCTCAAACTTTTAGAAATTGATTTTGCAACATTTGATGATGCAGCCTTTTTAAGACTATCAAAAAATCCTTTACCTCTTTTTAAGTGATGACCAACTTCAACAGGTTCAACTAATCTTTTATCATGATGTACATAATGTTTTCTGACACCATAGCCTCTTTTTGATGCTTCGGCATCCAAAATATCAATAGTCGCGTTACCCAATGCTTGACCTATAGGTCCCATTGATGTTAATGCTCCTCTTGCCATATTAGTAGCTACAGGCCTTAAGGCTTGAGAAATTTGTTTTGCAGCAGGAGAACTAAAAGCTTTTTTCATAGAATCAAAGAACCCTGAGCCGTGTAAAATATCCACTTGGTAAGGATCTAATATAACTGTTGAAGCTTGACCTTTACTATGTGCTCTTGCTAATTTTTTTAACTGATCTTCTCTTAATGGTAATGTGTGATGTTTACCTAGTTTCATTCTAACAGAT